ATCCTCTGTGTACGTTGGGGAATATCCGGGCCATAATGCCGGACGATTACTTGTATAAATATCCGAATTGGAACAACGCGACCGCATACGCGGCCGGGGCCAAGGTAAAGCACACGAACAAAGTTTGGATTGCCAAAACGGCCAACGTCGGTTCTGAACCGGACCAAAACCCGGATGATTGGGCGGAATACAATATGGTTTCCGATTTCATCCGCCAATTGACCGTTAACGGCATCAATACAGCCGTCCAAAACTTCATCCAAGAAAAGCAACTGCAACAAGAGACAAAGAATTTGTTGGAACGTCGCACGTTCTTTGATGGGGCCGCAAGGCTGGCCGCGACGATTGACGCGACGGGGAAGATTGTCGGCTTTGAGATTGTCCCGGTCCGTTCGATGGGAGTTACTGCGAAGATTGAGCGAATCGGCTTGCAGATGGTGGGAGCGACGGGAAATGTTCGTCTATATCTGTTCCATTCGTCGCAAGTTGCGCCGATGAAAACGATAGACTTGGAATTTACCAACACCAAAGGCGGATTCCAATGGTTTACCCCGACGGAGCCGATATATTTGCCGTATATCCCCGGAACTGACGGAAACGGCAACGATTCCGGCGGTGCGTGGTTCCTCTGTTACAACCAGAACGAATTGCCATCGGGGATGCAAGCGTTGAACGTGTCCAAAGATTGGTCGGTCGAGCCGTGCCAAACGTGTCTTGGCGGTTCGATTGAATCATGGCGGCAATTGACGAAGTATTTGCAAGTATCCCCGTTCGGGATACGCGCCCCGTTGGACTTTGCCGAGTATCCGGAAATGTTCGACATCGGCGAAATAGGCTATACCAACACGATGAACTACGGAATGAACGTAGAAATATCGGTTGGATGTGACTTGACCGACTTTATCATTTCGCAACGGGCTATTTTCGCAACCGTTATTCAAAAGCAGGTAGCGGCGAACGTCTTGCGCACAATAGCTATGAATCCGGATGTTCGCGTAAATAGAAATCAAGTGAACGTCACGCGAGATGAGTTGTTGTATGAACTTGACGGAGCGCCGACCGGCCGGGCTTCCGGGCTTGGGTATGAACTGAAACAGGCTTACAAGGCCTTGTCTATCGACACGCGAGGGTTAGACCGGGTATGTCTCAAATGCAACAATCATGGCGTTGAATACCGCACGGTTTAGCCCGAACTAAACCTTTGAGTTAATTTTGCGAAAAACGGCGTATAACGGGCGTTTTGATTCAAGATGATAAATTACCCATCTTTTGTGCAAAATGCCCGGAAAACGCCTAAAAACGGCCAAAAATAAGATATGGGAATACTGAACGACTTGCGGACCCGCGTTGCGGGCGTAAATGAAGGGTTGCAGACCGGCGAATTGGTCCGCAACGTTATCATTAGGCATCCGGACGACATCTTGGAATTGCAGAAACAACAGTTGTTCCAAGGTCTGACGGCAAGCGGTCAAGACATACGCCCGTACTATTCGGAAGATTTGAAGCCGTCCGGGTATTTCAAGACGGTTGAATCGGCAAAGAGATATTCGGCATGGAAGGAGACGGGCATACGTTACCCGTATTCGGCCCAGCGCAACCCGGATGCCCCGAACTTGTATATAAATGGCCGTTTCCATGACGAGTTAGGGGTGCAATTCGACGCTGATTCCGTCGGAATCGTCGGGACAACCGGCTATGCGAAGAAAATCATAGCGAAATATGGCGTATCGACGTTCGGATTGATGACAGCCAATTGGATGGCCGTATTTGCCGAACGCGGCGCATACGATGAATTGATGGACGAATTAAGAACAAGATTATATGGCAAATAGAACAAACGCGCCGGTACTTACAAATCCGGTAATGTTGGACCGTATCATCGGCGAAATCCAAGAAGGGTTGATTGATAACATCCCTTGGCTGGATGTTGCCTTTGGACGGGCGCAACGTCTTACAAAGATGATGAACGGGAAACGTATCGTTACCCCGAACGTGTATTGCGGAGGATGGAACGGACACGGACCGAACGATTATATTGAGGTTTCCCCGGATTCCAAGATTGGAAATTTCTCGTTCTTTGAAATCGAGGACCCGCAGACCATAGATGCAGGGCCTTGGGCGCGTCAAATCAACGCTCCTTTCGGGCTTGTCGTGTGGTTTGACTTGACGAGGGTATATAATGCCCCGGACAACCGTAACACGGAACAGTTAAAGGCCGAAATCCTGCGTGTCTTGAACGGCCGGACCGGCTGGCATTTGGGCGACGGGCGTATTGTCATCAACCGCATATACGAACGTTGCGAGAACATATACCGGGGCTACACGCTTTCGGAGATAGACAACCAGTTTTTAATGCATCCGTTCGCCGGATTCCGGTTTGACGGAATTTTAGAGTTTGCCGAATTATGTGTGGAATAATCGAATTTGTATGTTGGGTTGCGGTCGTCGCATTGGTGGCCGCTTTCCTGTTGGCTCTGGCCGCAAAATGGGGGATAATGGAATGGTTGCAGGTCCATGCACCGAACGAATTTTTTGAAAAGATGTTTAATTGTAAATTCTGTTGTTCATGGTGGGTATCTGTCATTATTTCATTACCTTTGTCGATAGTTACGGGTATGTGGGTACTTGCACTTATCCCGATATGTTCCACATTAATAGCGCGTGAATTATGGTAACGGAAAAAATAGGCAAACACACGGTAGAATTTTACGACACAATCGACGAATTGCCGATTGTGCGGTTCCATAAATACCAGAAGTTGTTGTTGGTTGATGCCGGTATCGGCTCCGACATAGCCGCGTTTGACCAGCATATCGAAAGAACACGCCGGTTCCTTATGGCCGGGAAGTCCGAACAGGCGCAACAGGAATTGGAAAATATGCGTCAATGCGTATTTCTGATTCAATCGGGGGTCAATCCGAGACACAGGGCGTTCGCCGCGTTAGTAACGAAGATTGACGGCCAAGACTGCAACGACATCGGGGATGATGCGTTAGCCGCCGTTACGGAAAAGTTGAACGATGTTCCGGAAACTGAACTGACCGCCCGTTTGGAAGCGGTCAAAAAAAAAATTGACGGGGAACTGACGTTGTATTTTCCTTCCATGTTCAACGATTCTGACGTGAAGGAATATTACGACATACTCCGAAAGCGGACGTTGGAAATCTTGAACGGGATAGTGGCGGGGGTTGACAACCCGGAAGGGGCGGAAATCGTGGACAAATTGACGACTGCGTTAATTACCTATTCCAACCCGAAGTTGTTTACCGGCTCCGATGGCGTGGAGATACAGTTTGACCGCCAATTCGAAAACCTTTGTTTGGTTCTGTCGGAACAATTGCACGTCGAGCCGAAGAAATATTCCGTATTGGAGTTTTACAATGCGTTCGATTTTGTCAAGGAAAGGGCGAAACAGGCAGAAAAGGCGCAAAACAAGCCCAAATTGCGACGTTAGGGCATTAGGGTATATAATTTATCATCCGAGAAGATAAACGCCGAAATACGGCAAATTTTAAAGAAATAAAGTTATGGACAATCCGAACCCAATCTATTATCGTGACTTGATTACGCCGGACGAATCAATTACCAATCTGATGGACCAGTTGGACGAATTGATTTCCAAGTATGAGGGGGCGAAGCAGAAGATACAAGGCGCGGCCGCCGAAATCGCAAAGGGTATGCAGAACGTTTCCGGGGCCAGCGAAGAACAACGCAAGTCCATCCAGTTGGCAACCGAACAGTCTGAAAAGTTGGTTGCCGAATACCGCGACGTTACTTCCGCACAATGGAAAGCGACGCAAGCGTTCGCGGAAGCCGCCGCCGCCAAGAAGGAATCGGCCCAGATTGACAAGTTGATAACCCAGATAAACACGTCGCTTGAAGGTTCTTACAATAAGTTGTCAGCGCAATATCGTTTGAACAAAATCCGTCTTAACGAGATGTCACAGGCGCAGAGGGAGGGAACGCAAGCCGGAAGGGCGTTGGAAGCCGAGACGAAAGCGATGTACGAAAGGATGAACGAGTTGCAAAAGGCGACGGGAAGAAGCCAATTGCAAGTCGGCCAATACGAACGTTCGTTAAGCGGATTGTTAGGCGTGAACAAGCAAGTAGTATCCGCCCTTACTGACACAAAGAGGGTCGGGGCGGAAGTCGGGGGCGTGTTCAAGGCCCTTGCCAGTCCCGTCGGCATGGCGATAGGCGTTATCGGCGGTATCGTAGCCGCTTTCAAGTTGTTCAAGGATTCCATACATGAGACGCAGACGACCGGAGATGCGTTCGATTATGCAATGGCAGAATGGTCGGCGACGTGGGACGTGTTCAAGAAGTCCGTTTCCGCCGTTGATTTCTCCGGATTCATAACCGGGGCGACGGAAGCCGCCGCCGCAGGTCGTGACTTGAAGATGGTTTTGGACGAGACTTTCGAACGTACTAATTCTGCAAGGATATTACGTGCGTCGATGAGTGAGGAAAACGCCGTATTGCAAGAGACTATGAGGGATACGCGCAAGAGTTACGAGGAACGTCTCGACGCGGCCGATAAATATCTTGAAAACATGGCTCCTATCTATGAGCAGGAGACCGAAACCGCAAGGAGGACGAGGGACG